TAAAAGAAGTAATACCACGTAAAACAGAGGCAATACCTACACCTACTAAGCCAAATATTTTTGAGGCCCTACCTAATCCGTTAGCTAGTAGTAAGCTAGTTTTACCTGTAGCAGCTTGAGCGGCCTGTACTTGTTTCAGAGCTGCTTTATACTTTCTAAAACTAAGAGTACCTTTTTCAGTCTCATCTCTTAATTTTATTAGTCTTGACTCAAGGCGAGCCAAGTCTTGAACTGCTAAAGTTCCTTCTCTGGCTTGTCTGATCAATTCTTTTGTGTATTTAGCTGCTGACCTACTTCCTGTGACATATCTTAAATCTAATTTTTCTGTAGCAAGAGCTAGTTTACCAAATGCTATACCTTGTTTCTCAGCATTTCCTCCTAGTGCTCGTTCCCCCAAGGCATTAGCTAGTCCTTGTGCGGATTCAGTGGCGCTCTTAATACCTCCAATAGCTACTCCTAGAGCACTTCCAAAAACAGTTCTTGCAAGAATACCAAAAACAGCTAAAGTATTACCTAAATCACCTGATATGTAGTCAGCAAACGGTGTTATAGAATTAGCAAGCGCTCCCCCAACCTTAGCACCTAGATCAACAATTACTGTTGCTAATCTTTGTAACGATTCAAGAGCGTTACCAGAAGTCGTATCAATTATAGAAAATTTTGCGGTACCTTGATCAATAATCGCATTCACAAAAGCCTGCCTACGCTCAAAATCGGTCAAGCTTGTAGCTGTTTTGTTAAGTTTTGCTGCGTAGGATTCTACAGCAGGATCAATCTTAACAAATATACCTAATTCATCCAACAATTCTGGCTCAAGTTTTGCAGCGCCGCGAGTAACACGTGTTAATGCATCGGTAAGAGTTCTTCCAAGTGCTCTGGAAGCTCCAAGGGAAACTTTTTGTAGTTCGAGTATTTGATCTTGATTAAAACCAGCAGATAAGCCGATGTTGACACTCTCAGCCGTCTCTCTGATAGAGACTAACCCTCTGGTAACTTCTTGAGAACGTTTTAGAATTTCTGAACCCGTGGTCCCTACAGTTGTGGCAAGTGCGTTTAGTCCTTCAACAACCTGGGCAGTTTGAGCAGCTTGGTTAAGTGCTTGGAAGGCTGCTGTGATAGCAAAAACAGTAGCTGCTGCACCCGCATATGCCGATACTAAACCACCTAACCCATTAGCTTGGGCAGCAAAAGCACGACCTGCAGAAGCAGAAGCTTGTCCTAGACGGGTCTGAGCTCGCCCAACTTGCCCCGTGCTTTGTGCAACCTTTTTTGCACCTTTTTCGGTAAATTGGGTTTCAATAATATTTTTAATTCTTTGACCAGCCACTTATCGTCCTCGTGCCGCTTTTGCTAGCGAATCTCTTTCTTTTTGCTTTTGAGCGTAATACTTACCAAGTTCACTCTCTCCTACTTGAAATAAATCAAACACAAGTCTACGGTCTATAATCTCATAAATATTCATTATAGCTTCTAAACCTGCGTAGTCTTTACCTAACCAAGTTCCACTATTTCCCTCCCACTTATCAGGAAGAATGTTTAATAGCATAAGAGCTTGTTGAACTTCAGGTGCGAAAACAGAAGGATCTTTAGGAATATCGTTTTCATTAATTTCCCAACCCATCTGCTCACACATATCAATGTACTGATCTTGACTCATACCTCCGCCAAAAAAACTATTGCGAAGGTAGTCTATTAGTTTTTTGAGTTGTCCTCGGCTTTTTTCTTAGAGAATTGCTCAAAGTCATTCATACAGTCGGTAACAAATTGATCAAAAATAGTTGAATTTTTTAGTAGCTCAATTGCATCTTCACTACTATATTCGATTTCTTCGTTAGCGTCCATTGCAGAAATGTCAACAGGTAAAAGAACCGGAAGATGTTTAGCTTTAAGACCTTTCCATCCTGCAATAGCTTTTTCACTATAGCCTTCAAGAAAACGCTCGTTATCAACTTCTTCTTCTCGTTGACGAGTACGTTTATTAAATTTAAAGGTAAGAGCTTGACTACGAACTTTCATTAGATCTTCACGCGATAAAAAGCGAAGATTTACTTCAAACCCATCAATGTCTGGAAATTCTACCCAAGCTGTTGTCTCTTTGGCAATTAGTTTTGAAATTTTACTCATGTTTTCCCCTCTAGGATAAACGAATGCCCACTACGGATCTGCTTCTCTAAGGTGAGGGGGGACCTTGAATCGCAAGTAGTGGGCATTCTTCTGGTTAAAAAGTTAATGTTCCCCCTCAGAAACATTAGTTACTAAGATTTCTTAGCAAAGATAGTTACTTCTCCACCATCACCTTTATTGGCGGTGGTTTCTTGAGCAACGAAGTTAACAGTCATAGAAATCACATCTTCTGTAGCGATAGACGGGAATTCAAATTGAACTGCGTCAAGTTGAAAAGCCATGTAAGGAGCAGTAGCTCCTCCGACAATCAAATTAGCGTTTGATGTCTGAGCAGAAGAAGTACGTGAATCTTCTGAAATGTTACGTAAGAACCCAGCTGATTCAAGGTCTCCGGTACGGAGATACATAGTAGCCGAACCTGTGACTGAACGAGTTCCTGTAAACTGACCAATCGGCTCGTTTAGAGCTGATAGTTCTTCAGGTGTCAAGTAAGTAATATTGTTATTGTAATCAAATGATAGCGATGTGACGGGGAATACAAACTTCTCGTCTGAACCGCCTGCTGTAGCTTTATGGTGAAATTCAATAGCACTAAGACGATTCTTGATGAATGAGTTAGTTCCACTGACACCAGCAACGTTCATTTGGTTAAATGGGTGATAATGTGCTGCTTCGGTACCTGTAGCGCTCATTGTTTGGAATCCTGAGTTAGCAACAACAGTTGAACCCCCGTTTTGGATTCCTCCAAACACTGCTATAGCCACGTCACGCGCACTTCCAGTGATTTCTTTCATTGTTGTACCAAAACCTGACCAAGTAGTTGTAGCAATTTCTTCAATACCTGCATCAACAGTTGCGCCATTGACAGTAGCGTTAGATACTTGGTATATAACATTATCTAATTTAAAGTATAAGTGATTCTCAACAGCAGTTGAGAAGTTTGATCTAGTAGCAGAACTACCTGTGCCTTTAGCTACAGTAGTTGTGGGAAGTTTACCACCAGTTACCCAAACGGAACGTTCGTGTAACCCATCAGCGTCTGTAGCTACTACTTTAGTATTAGATACCAGTGATTGCCACATAAACCAATCAGCTACAGGTTTAACGTTTCCTGTCTGATTAGTAAGTGCAGTAGTTCCGTTTCCGGCCGCGCCAGTTTCAACACCTGTTGGACGAATGTATGTTTGAAAGTTCCAGTCAACAGGGTTAATAGCTGTGTTAAATCTTTGTTGCGAGCGATCAGGGTCAGTCCCGGATTCAAGGGATGTAATGTCCTGAGTCGCAGATGAGGAAGTTACTGCAAATCCAGCAAGAACTTCTAGCTTCCAAGTATTTGTTGGTCGCAAATCAACTGCAGCCGCACCATTAATAATATCTTTGGTGGACAGAAATACTTCTGAATTTCTCTGTAAGTTAAGAGATGCCATCTTATTTTCTCCTTATTAATTTTCTAGTCTATAGACTACGGTTAATTCTACCTCGGCTATTCCGTAAGGAGCAGCTAACCCTTCATCTGTCGAAATACTATCTATAGTTATATCTAATATTCCTTTATCAGGATTATCGCCTAACGAGTAGATAACATGTTCTATATCTTGTATCATGTCATCTGCAAGGCTCTGAGAATTATCTTCTCCATATACGTATGCTCTTATAGTAACGTCTAATGTTGCTACCGTCAAACTTAAAGAATTAAAGTTTCTATTTTCGGTTCCGGCAGATAAATAAAGTGCTGGAAAGTCATTTACCTCATCTAAAAATTTTAGTTTGCGATAAACATTATCGAATAAATTATTATTGTACGTATAAGCATTATTATAGGTAGACGTACTACCATTAATATTCTTTAAGCTAGTAACTAAAAAATCTACTATATTTCCTCGCCTGGATGACATTAGTTACCTCTCAAAATATTGAATCTTTGTTTAAATAAGGCCTGTACTACCTCGCGAGTAGCAACTTCCACCTGCCTACCAGGATTGTATCCGTAACTCTCAAGTGAAGTATATATCGGATTTAAAAAATATGTAATAATACTTTTTCTATAATTTGGAATTGCTCTTACCGTTGAAGCAAAACGACCAGATCTATACTTTAGATCAGGGGGGTTAGGAATACCTGCACGCTCCATTGTACGAGCCAGACGTTCTTGAATCATCTTAGATAGTTGTACTTCAGATATATATCTTTGTTGAGTATTTTTTTGCCTTTTCTTCGGTGAACGAAGTAACACTCCTGACGCAACCCTAAGTGATCCGCTCAAATACTCTAGGGCTATAGTAAATCCCGCATCTTTTAGATGTTTTCGCATAGCACTAAGTGTTTTAGGATCAATTCCTGCTATTGTTACTGCAAGAGCGTCCACAAATTCTTGACCTATAACTCCCTCATTAAATTCTCGTGCTATACCTTTGCTCATGTCGTTTAGAGCAGTTGCAACAGTAGACTGAGAAAAGGAAAATTGTAAAAAATAAGCACCATTTTTGCCAGGTTTTAGTTTAAAGCTTCCTCCCTTTCCTCTGCTTCCTTTACCTCCAAGAGCATATTTTTTCATATCTGCATAGGTGAATTGAATTGATCTTACGATTGTTCTATTACCGATTGTAATGGGAATTACAATATCACTTGCTTTACTGGTTAAAGAAGCCTTATAAGCTTGTGCTGATGGATCGTTTAATTCAAGAGCCTTTACAATGTCAGCTTGATTTGATCCTTTTTTGTAGGCGCTATCCAAGGCTCTATAGAATGGGCTTACATCTATTTCTTCTTTGTTATACTCTCCAATATCTTGATCAAAACCTGTTATTACTTGTTGACGACCTGATTGAATGGTAACGCCTTTACCTCCTCCAAGACTAATAGGACTAACTGTATCTCTTGTCAGTCCTGTAAAACCGGCACCTTCATCAAACCCTAATGCTTCAGCTTTAATATTCTTAATCTCAGTCTCTTTAAATTTCCCAGTGATTTGATCTTGGATCTTAAAGTCTGCTTGGAAACCACCACCACCACTCTCAATCTTACGTGCGCCAAATAGTTTTATAAGAGGCTCTTCCAAAGCACTAGTACTAAGTTTAGATCCTATCTTAGCTAACTTTGATCTAATATCGTCGGGTATCTTATTTGATCCTGAAAGGCCTTGTACTTGTCTGTAAATTCTAGTTGCCTGGTTAAAAGGTAGGATACCTTTTCTCGCATG